GAAAATAGTAATAGTAATTTTTCAAATTCATTTTATATGTTCCTCGTTTTCAAAATTATATAGTATATATAACAGTTTTAATTACTGAAATTTGTATCGTATAATAACAATTCCTTTACCGCCAGCGCCACCTGATCCGCCAAGATTAGAACCACCTCCACCACCACCTGTGTTAGATGTTCCAGCTCTAGGTGAAGTAGCACCAGGTCCTCCCCCTCCAGATCCACCATCACCACCAGCAGTACATAATGCGGGAATAGTACCACCACCACCTCCACCAGCGTAAGTTACTGCTGATCCTGTAATTGAGTTAGATGATCCTGCTCCACCAGGTCCACTTCCTCCTGGTACCCAATCTGATCCTGCTGCTCCAGCTCCGCCACCGCCGCCAGAGCCATAAGGATAAGAACCTGCTCTAGATGCTCCTCCAGGATTTCCCTGAGGAGGACTTACAGGTGGTGTATTTCCTGTTCCACCACAACACCCATATCCACCTCCACCTCCAGATCCTCCATTACTACCATTATTGCCAGGAGCTCCACCACCACCGCCACCGGCAGATGTGATAGATGAAAATATTGAATTTGATCCATTATTACCTTGTGGTGAGGGATTGCCTGTTGGTGCTGCTGCTCCTCCAGCACCGACTGTAATAGGATATGTTGTTGCAGAAATTGGAAAAGCACCAGCGTTACAACCTGGACTTGGAAAAGTAGTACGATATCCACCAGCACCACCACCACCTGGATTACCTCCTGATGGAAATCCTCCACCACCTCCACCACCACCAGCTACTACTAGATAATCTACATTATTTGGTCCATCTATTGGTCTACAATTTGATAAACTTGAAACCACAAAACAGCCATCTCCTGTAAAAGTATGAATTTGAAAATTACCTGATTGTGTTATTGTACCACCGGTAGCAGTTATAAAAGTAGGTCCCTCTAAATCAGCCACATTTGACTCAACGGCGTATAACCATCCTTTTGTAGCGTCAACATAAACTAAAGTTAAACTTGCTCTATTTGTACTAATCAATGAGTCATTAGCGACACCTTGAATGTTTGATGAATTTCTAGCGATTGTTAAGTTATTTGTACCAAATGTACCAGCGTAATCTTTTATGGCAACTGTATCACCAATTGAAGGTGAACTTGGAAGTGTTAATGTATGAGCGGCACTTGTTGTATCTATGAAATATCCATTACCAGCGACTGCTGTTGTTCCTGTTGAACCATCTGCTGTAATCACAGATTGCCAAGACACAGCAGGTATAGAACCTGACACACCTAAAGAAACAGATGTTCCATTAACTGTAATACTTGAATTTGCGAGTTTAGCGTTAGCGATAGACCCTGCCAGTTTAGCAGATGTAATAGAATTATCTTCTATATCTACAGCCGCTACTGAACAATCTACAAGTGCTTTTGAACCTATTTTTGATATTGCCATAGTTTTAATTCTCTTTCTCTATATTTATAATGTTTCCCTATTGAAATTTGTATCTTATAATAACGATTCCTTTACCACCACTTTTTCCAGAGGCAACATCATTTGGACCAGCTCTTTCAGCTCCACCTCCACCTCCTCCACCAGTGTTTGCTGTTCCTGCTGTAGAGTTAACAATTGTTGTAGGAAAAGGACCTCCTCCTGGTACACTACCACCAGAACCACCACCACCTATTCCTCCAGGTGCTATAGGTATCGCTCCGAAACTACCAGTTTCCATTGATCCAGCACCTCCTCCAGAATATGATGTAGGACTTCCTGAAATTGAAGTTGTAGCTCCAGCGCCACCAGCTCTATCTTCAGCAGGATTGTATGTATTAGCAGGTCCAGGTGATAATGCAGTACCACCAACTCCTATTGCACCGCCTCCACTTCCACTAACTTTCCAACCAACACCACCTCCAGCAGTATCAAATCCTGTACCTCCAGGATTACCTTGAGGAGGACTTACAGGAGGTGTATTTCCTAATCCAGCTACACCTGATGGACTTTGTGGTGCTCCACCACCTGAACCTCCATCACCATTCGGTGTACAAGTACCTCTACCACCACCAGCAGATGTAATTGTTGAAAATACTGAATTTGAACCAGCTGTGGAAGTACCACCAGGATAAACTTGTCCAGTTCCTCCTGAACCTACTGTAATTGGATATGTTGTTGCTGAAACTGTTAAAGCAGAAACACAAGCACCTAACGGACTTGCTGTGTAACAACCTGTAGCTGTTCCTGAAGATTCTCTATAACCACCAGCACCACCTCCACCACCATTTACAGAACCACCACCACCACCTCCAGCAACTACTATATAATCTGCTGTTGTATATGCTGAGGGTCCTAAACCAGCACACGATACTACAAAACAACCGTCACCCGTAAAGGTATGAATTTTATAATCGCCTGATGTAGTGATTGTACCACCTGTAGCAGATATAAAAGCGGCATTTTCTAAATCAGCCACATTATGTTCTTCCCAATATAACCAACCTTTTGTACTATCTACATAAACTAATACTAAACTAGCACGATTAGTTGTTATTAAACTCTCATTGGCAACACCTTGAATATTGTGTCCGTTACGAGCAATCGTTAAATTGTTTGTACCAAATGTACCAGCGTAATCTTTGATAGCGATAAAGTCACCGATAGCAGCAGAACTTGGTAGTGTTAAGGTATGAGCAGCAGATGTCGTGTCTATAAAATAACCTTGTCCTGATACGGCTGTGGTACCTGTTGAACCGTCTGCTGTAATCACAGATTGCCAGTCAACGAATTTGTTATTAAAAGAAACTGAACCACCTAAACTTACAGATGAGCCAGCTAATGTAACTGAAGTATTTGTTAATTTAGCGTTTGTAACAGCACCATCTTGTAATTTAGCGCTTGTAACTGTATTAGGCGCAAAGTCAGCACTTGCGACTGATCCGTCTTCTATACCTTTTGATCCTACTTTATTGATTGCCATATCTATATTTATTCGTCCTGATCAGTAATCGGATTATAATTTTTACTATCCGAAAACGTTGTTATTGTTGTTGTAAATCCAAAGTCATCATTCGCATCAGCGCTTGTTGGATTTGGTGTAATTACTATTCGTTCTTCTCTAGTTGCCTCTGGCGTATCTGTGTATAGATCAGATTGTACTTCTTTAATTGTTTTTTGAGTAGTTGCCGGTCCAAATAAGTATGTTTTTGCGGTAAAGTTAAGTGTATATATCACCGCTCTACGAGTTGTGTAATCACCACTATAACTATCTTCATAATTTACATCATTGAGTATAATCGGTACATCTCTTTTTATATCTAATTCTGGTACAGCGATAACTGTCACAGTATAATCTGGTTGAAAGAAAGGAAGTATTTGTTCTACTATTTGTAGACCTGATTCCGCTGTCGCTGTAAATATGTTAAGTGTATAAGATATGTTATAAGGAACAGGTGTGTAATTATAATTCATTACTTTCCCTTCCTTATCAGTTTTTACTGTCTTATACTTTTGTATTCTTGTTAATTTACGAGCACCGTCATATTGTATACCAGAGATTTCAAAACTCATTCTTGGTAAAGTAATTGAAAATTCTCTTTCTTCTAAATTTGGTTGTTGGTCTAATCGTGTTAAAAACTTTTCTTTTGGCGCATACGCTAATGGTACCGCAAGTGTTTGAACTACATTACCAGATGAATCTGTTCTTTTAACTTGTATCTTATTAAACAGTTGACCAAACGCCACTGTCATTCTTCTCATTGATTCATTATAGAAATACTTACCAAACATTAAAAGCCACCTCCATCAGGATCACCAAAAGGGTTTCTTTCTGTGAAATCAAGTATATCATCTATTGTCGAAGCTGTATCAAAACCTGCTTCATTATCTAAATCGATATTATCAGCATAACCAGATTGTGTTTGTATCGCAAAGTCTTCATTAATGAAGTATTGAACTTGACCATCAGCGCTGTCGTTTTCTAATAATAACGAACCAGTCGCATCTGTGTTTTCTGATATAGTAACTGTTGGTGACAATCCAAGATAACTTGAACCATCTACAGTAATCGCAACACTTGTAA